TGAAGAAGTTGAGGAGCTTCTGGATGGTCTGGACGAGTCTCTGAATGCTGCTCGTGTCCGCCGAGACATACAGGAAGATGGCGAGCACAGCCGTCGAAGAAGTGAACTGGGGCCGCGTGGGGTCCGTTCGGTCCAGCATACGGCCAATCATCCGCCGCTCGTAGGCCGTGTATCCTCCAAGGATGTCCTCGAAGTCGGGGCGAAGCAGTTCCCAATCGCCAGCGATGTAGATGCCAGCCTGGCGGACATCCTGGAGCAGCCCTTCAATCTCCCCGATAATCTGCTCGATGATGACCGTGAGGGGGTCCAGAAGGCCGACGAGGAAGGCTTTGACGACCTGGAGAACGGCCAGGACGATGTTGAGGATGACCAGCAGGGCCTCCAGAAGACCCTGGACCACATCTAGAACGTCAACGAAAACCGTAGGCAGACCAGGCTGAATAGTCAGCCACTGACCTGTCGCTTGGATCTCAGTTCCGGTCTCTGGGGCACCCACGACCTACACTCCTCCTCCGTGCTTGATTCGCTGCACGGTTGCGTGAAGCTCAGAGAGCTTCTCCTTGTCCGCTGACACCTGCTGATCCAGTAGTTCCCGCAACTGAATCAGGAGCTTCCGCTGACGCTCCAAAATCGGTGCTTTCACCCGTCCACCAGGGGTTTGGGCCCACTTCTCAAAATCGATATTCAAGTCTTTCAGTTGAGCCTGAATGTCCTCGATGGTCGGTTTAGACATGGATCTCTCCTGCTACAAAGGACTTTCCCACAGGACGACTACCGGGAAGGCTATGTCTCATCGAGACCCTCCTGGAGGAGCAGCAGGTCCTCCTGCTCCTGAATCCTGCGAGGCAACTCGGTGTCAAAACGGACCACCGACTGGAGAGTCCCGAACACCTGGTCCGTGCGGAACCTAATCCAGGCGAACCGCATCTGACGGAGTCGGTCGGCCCGTTCCAAGACATCCTCGATGCGGTCGGGGAGTACCGGACGGCCGGAACCAGCCACCAGAGGGGGTACACCCGGGGCATCTTCAGAGAAGGAGGCGTAGGGGGTAGCAACTCCGAGAGGTGTCTCGTAGTCGAGGTTGTAGTCCAGGACCCAATACCGGCGGTCCAGGACCGAGAGGCAGTCTGAGACGTTGGCGAAGGGAGCGGTGTCGGCATCTCCCCCGAGGCTCTCCAAGAAGACGTTGGAGGGCACTCCCAGGCCATCCAGGGGGTCTGTGGGGCTGCCCAGGTCGGTGATGTGCTCATCCAACTGGAAGATGAAGTAGGAACCGGACTTGCCCTTCTCGGTAACGGCCGTGAGTTCCTCCATCCAGGACAGCAACCGCTCCCGCATGAAGAACACGAGTTCCACGGCATCCTGGGAGAAGAGGCTGGAGGTCCGCACCACCCGGTATCCGAAGGGCTGCACGGAATCGTTGTTGCCCTTGTAGGAGTTCGGGTCCGGGCTCGAAGCCCCCGCAGCAGCCGTCGCCCGGAGATCCTGCTGCCCTTCGCCCGGAGGACCGGACACGGTGGGCATGACAGCGTACTCCTGGCCCAAGGCTCCGTAAACCACCGGGCTCGCATCGCTGCCGGTGAACTCGGACTCCCCGGTCACAGCCAGGTTGTCGGTGGCGACTGCCGTCACCCGGTAGAAGCCGCGGTTATCATCGAGTTCGGAAGGCACTCCGGCCAAGAAGGGGGCACCAGGCCCACGGTCCGGCACGGAAGCATCGCCAATAGGACGGGCACCTTCCTCGGGGACAGTAGCAGGTCCTGTGGGACCTGCCAGCGGGCCTGCCGGGTCCACGATGACGTAGTCGCCATCCTGGATGCCCAGAGCCCCGAAGTCAGTTACCGTACTGTCCCGCAGTTCGTTGGTTGTGGCGACGTTGCCACCGTCTCCGGTGGTGTAGCTCGGGGATGTCTGGTGCACGACCTCGTCCACCACGAGGTCGAACAGTTGCTCGTTGGACTGCTCGTGGGGCACGGGAGCCTGTCGCAGGTAGATCTCGAAAGTATCCCCGGGCAGTGGGGCATTCTCGAAGCCAGGGTCACGGAGCTTGAGGGTGATACCGTCGTCTTCCACAACCCCAATCTCCGCGGTGTCCACCAGGACGCCTCCACGGATGAGACGGGCCTCATCACCCGGGTTCACGTTCACGTCCGGGTTGTCGAAATCCCCAAGTTGGGTTGCCCCGTCGGCTCCGACGACAGCCACCAGGGTGAAGGCATCGCTGGCTCCGGAGTCCACCACACCCCGCCTGATTTCGTAGGCGAAGCGGAGAGGTGCCAGGTTCTCGGTGATGCGGTCCAGGACGGAATGGAAGCGGCGAATCCGGCGGACCTCGAAGGACAAAGCCTCCGTGGAACCGATTCCGTAGCTGACACCATCCCGCATTCCCACCTCGCTAGGGAAGGCTGCGGAACGGGCGGAGTCCACCACATGCGGCACAGTCTGGTTCAGAGGCTTGGTCGGACGCGGGAAGGTGGGCTCCAGGAAGACTCCTGCAAGAGCCACGAAGCCACCGGTTCCTGTCGTGGTGTTGGGGTCACCTGCGGCGTCCACGATGTCGGAAGTCACGAGTTTGTCGGAGGGAAGGACTGCCACCACCCCGGCCGTGTTTCCACCACCGCCGTCATGAACATCATCCCACAGAGCGGAGTCGATACCCGTCAGGTCTAGGTAGTCCGCCACGTCCGGGTAGACTGCGAGGTCGGAATCCGGCTGGAAGGTCTGGTCGGAAACCGGGACAGCGATGTTCACCCCCAGGTCGCCTACCCCGGGAACTCCCGTGACGATGTCGTTGGCCCCTCCGTAGGTGAAATGGGCCTGCTTCGTGCCTACAGTCACATCCCCGGTGAAACCGGCGTTGGAGATGATGACATCCCGGTAGCCACCCGTCGTCGAGACTCCGTGGTCCCAACCCACCACGCTGTTTCCGGGAAGAGGTGCCGGGTAGTTGCCCACAGGGACATACACGAGGCCCGTCGCCTGCATGTCCACCGCCAGAGCCCCGAAGAAGACGGAATCGGCGATGGCACCTCCGGCTGCATCTTGGCCCGTTCCCGTGGTCAGGGTGAACACGTTGGCCGCCAGGGCTGAGTAGGCCATGGACACCACGGAAGTCGGGTCTGAGGAATCCACGACAGCGTAGAGGCGTCCCGTAGCAGTCCATGCCGAACTTCCAGGTCCAGGGCCGCTGGTGTCCGTGACCTCGACCGTGAGAGGACCGGAGTCATCCCAGGTCACGATGGTCGGGAACAGAATCTCGGCCCAGGCGCCACCAGCACCGGCCACACCGTTGAGGAACTCCTCCCGGGCAGCAGCCGCACTGGACACGTTCTCCTCGATGGCGTGGCGGACCAGGTAGGTACCGGCCTTGACTGCGGCGTTCCCGATAGCTGAGCCCGACACCACGAGGATGTCACCAGCTTCTGTTCGGGAAACCTGGCCGGAGGAGACGGCACTGTTCAGGATTTCCACCCGGTTTGTTCCATCAGGGCTCGTCCCAGTACCCTTGCAGATGACCCCAGAGGAATCGATCTCAGAGGATGGGATGGCCGAGAAGACGATGTCCGAGGCGGTGAGAGACAGGTTCCCGGGGTCCTCCCAGGCCATGACCTTGATGGTGCCCAACTCAGTTCCTGAAGCCGCGACAAACGTGCCGATGTTCCCGGAACCGTCCCGAGACAGGAAGGTGAAGGCCAGGTTGTTGTTCACCTCACCGGGGGCATTCACGCTGGTCAGGGAGGCGTTCGCCGTCACCCGCCACACAGAGAGTCCGGCCTCGATGACGGTAGCCCCGGCATTGGTCGTCCCACGCTCGGGAGCCGTGGAGAGGTCCACCCTCTCGTTGAAGGTGAGACGGTCATTGGAGACCCAGGAAGACACGCTTCCAGTACCACCGCCCACGCCTGGGCTCGTACCTCCCAGGGAAGTGATCAGGGCGTCGGTAGTGCCTTCCACGAAGGTGTCGATGGTCACGGTGAAGTCGTAGGTAGTCCCCGTGTTGGTCACGAAGGCCACCGCGGTATCGACCTGAATGTCCTTGTCTCCTGCACTGATGGCCGTGACGGCATTTCCACCAGATGCCCCACCAGACGCCTCCGTAGAGGAGAAGACAATCTCTTCCACCAGGGCTCCCGGGGTGCCTCCACCCCCGTTCTCGTAGAGCCGGATGATGATCTGGTTTGCCGCCCCCGCGAAGATACGATTCAGGCCACCAGCAGTTCCTCCCTGGGCGTCGTTGAAGAAGAGAGCCCCCATGGAGGAGATGTCGAAGGTGGTCGTGTTGCCCACCCGCGTGACGACCATGCCCGTGGCGAAGCTCGTGGAGACGTGGGCCATCGCGTTGTTGACGGTGTACTTGATGGTGTCCGTCTCGAAGGTCGGGGTCACGAATCGGGGCACCTCAAGATGGGATGAGGTGTTGTCTCCGATGGAGAGGATTCCAGTGGCACCCGCGGCCAAGCCCGAAGTAGTGTTGGGCACCTCGACCATCAGGAGGTCGAAGGGCCTGGCGTCACCGATTCCACTGTTCGGGAGGTAAGGACCGGCTCCAACCGGAGTCAGGTCTCGGGTCGTCACCACCGTTGCAGGTGGGTTGGTCCCGTCCCACGGGCTCACAATGAGGCCATTATTGCCCACGATTTCGTCCGGGTAGATGGAGAGCCACAACTGGGTTGCCGTGGGGGCAGGCCCATCGAGGCTCAGGACCACCCGCATGGCAGCGAAGGCATCCTTGAGGCGGTCGATTTCGGTGTTCTGAGTGCCCAGGTAGGGGATTCCGTAGTCCCCGTCGTCGTTGGTCGTCTCGCCCTGGAGAGCCGGGAAGTTGAAGGGATCCCGGTCGTTGTTCACGAACTCGATGTCCGCCTCGATGGTCGAGAGGGGCTGGGGAGGATTCTGGCCCAGAATCTCCTTGATGGGGAACAGAGGGTCTTCCTTGGAGGGGGCGGACAGGTCCAGGAAGTTGCCTCCCCGCTTCTGCACGGCCACGTCAAATCCCCGGCGGTAGCCGAACTGTCCCTTGGCGAAGGCCGTCATCTCCTCCACAGTGGGAGGATTCGACATCGATCCTGCATCCTTGCCGGTTGGGGGAGTTCCGTAGATGGTGTCCCCCTGCTCCAAGGATACGGGGTCTCCCGTGGCGTGCTGGGAGGTCAGCCGGAGAACATCGTTGCCGGTTAGGAAGTTGCCGCCCTCATCAGACAGGATGATCACACAACCCGCTTCCACCGAACCGATGAACACCCCGCCGTATGCGGGCCGGATGGTGTTGCCGAAAGCCTTGGAGATGATCTTGCTGCCGTTGCCGATCTGGTAGACCTCTCCAGTAGGCTTCCCGAAGCCAATCTGCTGAGCAAAGTCCTCTGCTGGATCCACGGGCAGGAAGGCAGGTGTGGAAAGCTCCGAGTCCCCGGACTCCAAGTCAGCCAGGTCCCCGCCCTGTGAGATGAGCCGAGTGGTGTCGGGGAGGCCCGTATCCGGATCGATGGGGAATTCCCGGATGAAGAGCGGCGTGGCAACGACGGTGGCGTATCCCGAAGTAGGGGTTGCCAGGCCCAGGGTTGCATCCAGGTCCGCAGAACCATCCGGGAAGTAGGCCCAGATGCGGGCACGGGGGAGACGCTCCCTCGGCTGAGCATCCGTGACGTTGTCCACCACTCCCTTGGCCGGGTTGGAAAGGACACCGATAGGCTTGGCGAAGGTGCTCCCCGCGATCTGGACGTTGGGGTCCTTCTGGTTCTGGAGAGTCGGGGGGTTCAGGATGCGGAAGAAGGCGTAGACCCCAGGGTCTCCGGTCACGAGATCAGCATCCATGCCCGGGAAGGTGGTCGTGAAGACCAGGGCAGCCTCTGGGAATAGGCGGGAGAGCCGGTGTGGCTCCCACATGGAGTTGAACTTCCCGGTAAGCCGGAAGATGGGGAACGGGAAGGCCGTGAGAAGCTCTGGCTTACCGAGGCCCGAAAGGACCCGGTCATCCATGTCATTGGCGATGAAGGGGCCCTGCTCGTCGATGTAGAATCGCAGGAGGAAGGGATCCATCGGATTGCCCGCGACCTCCAAGTCGGCAGTCTGAGTTGCCGTCTCGGGATTCACAATGATGTCATCTTCGGTGGCCCTGAAGGATCCATTAGCAGCAAGGAAGACTTCTCCCCACACAAGACGTGCGTTCAGGTCACCTGTGACCTCATCTTCATAGCCAGGCGGGGCGTAGATCTTGTCCCGGCCAATGAAGAACCGGAACTTGCCATCACGGTCGCCAATAATTCCACCGTCCATGGTTTCCAGAATCTGCTCGAAGGCTACGATGGCAGTGTTGTAGAAGTCGATGAATGTCCGAGCGGCCCGGTCCTGGTCCGTGAGGTCCCGCCGCTCCGATTTCAGCCCCAGGTTTCCCTGGTCCTGGTTGTTTGCGCTCGGGAAAAAGGCGACGGAAGCCCCCCCGGAGGGGTTCTGGGCCTGTACTCGCTGGACCGCGATCTCAGCGACCTCGCTCATGTACTCTTCCAGAGTCACCGTCCGGTAGTAGAAGCTGTCTGGGCTCCGGAAGGTGTAGGTCGCCAGGAGAGTGGTTCCTGCCAGGCCGTTCTCGGCGGAGGGAGCCGACACGTAGGCATACTGGGCCTTGTAACGGGGGTAGATGAGGGCGTTGTCCCGCGGGAACGGGGACAGGGACCGCAAGCGAGTGTAGGAGAAGAGGAGTTTCTGCCCGGGAGCGAGAGCATCCTGCACGGGATCCAAAAGCTCGATAGCTCCGCTGTTCGGATCCATCTCGAAGTGGATGCCCCGGAAGAGGGTACGGCCAGGAAGAGCGGTGCCCTGGTCATCAATCTCTCCGAACAGGACAAGCTCGAAGTCCTCGGACTCAACCAGCGGTGCGATGCCCAGAAAGTTCCGGGGTTCTGGCTGGTAGACAGGGCGGACCGAAATCTTGGCTGTGTCGGTGATGCTGTTGAGGCCAATGGGAGACGGGCTGGAAACATCCACTTTCGTAGTGCGGCCATCATCGGAAAGGTTGGCATCCACGATGATGAAGGGGTATCCACCAATCTCCAGGAGGTGTCCGGCCACAGCGAAGGAGGTGACATCCCCGGTGAAGGTGATGGACAACATCCCCTTGTCTACGGGCTCGTAATCCAACACCAGCGGGGGGAGGAAGCCGGGGGATCCTCCAGTCGGGATACCGTCCACCTCTGTCGTCACAGGGATAGAGGACAACAGGGAGAGAACATCGTTGCCAGGGGCCCGGCTGCCCGCTTCCTGCTGCGGGGTAGGCCACACGACCACGGTGGTCTCGTTGTCCCCGGCGTCGTAGGTGCTGGATTTGATGTAGAACGGAGTCGCTCCAAGCCGGAGCAGCATTCCGGGAACCAGGTCCCCAGTGCGGTCCGTCTCCAGGGTGAAGGTGTCCTGCTCCTGCTCCAGGAAGAACGGTGGACGCCAAACCGGAACGGTGGAGGTGTTGTACGCCTGTTCGCCGCCGAATGCCTCGTAGACGCCGTAGTTGATCTGGACGGTCTCCGCCGGGTCCACATCTTCAGTGAAGGCGATGATGTTGTTCTCGAACGTCGCCGTGGTCGTGTTCCCGAAGTTCTGGAGGTTGGCACCCACCCAGATCTGAGACTCAATCATCGCGGCAACGGTCTTACCCGACGGGTTCACCGAGTAGTTGCGGGCATCAATGCGGGTGGCTTCCTCCAACCGGACGATAAGAGGCAGGAACTCGATGATGGGATCCCCAATCTGGTTGCCTTGGGAGTCTGCCTGCCAGTATTCAGCCTCGACCAACTGCCCGGCCCGGAGCGGGGTGTTGATGTAGAAGGCCCCCACGATAGGGCTCGTGACCACATCCAACCGGTCCACCGTGATCAGTTGCTCCACGAAGTAGGCCGTTACCCCCACATGGCCAGTCATGTCGGCATCGGAGAGATTGATCTCCCCAGAGGCCACATCAAACTCAGCCGCACCCGCAGCCAGAATAAGCGACGGCAGGAACTGCTCGTCGTAGGTGACAACAGATCCATCCAGGTCTACGAGGGTGTCCTCACCAAACTTCAGTTCGCCGGTGCTGTCGAGAACCTCAACCTGGTCTCCGAGAAGCGGGTCGGTGAACGCGGCCACCACCGTGAGGTCGGCTCCGATGGTGTAGGTCTTGCTGCCAACCCGGATGGAGAAGCTCTGGTTCGTGAAGTGCGGGTTGGCCACATCCGGGACAAACAGGGCGTTGTTCGCCATGACCCCCAGTTCAGTTCCCCGCTCCAGGGCCGTGAGGCTCGCCTCATCGTTGCCGTAGTCCAGACCGAAGCGAATGGAGATTTGGCGTCCCCGCTGCACAGCATCCGTGATCACCGCTACCAGCCGGTTGGTCGGCTGAGTTGCCGGAGTCGGGACAGTCCCCAAACCATCAAGGAGACGGATCTGGAAGGGCTCCTCCGAGAGGTGGTTGAACTGGGTGTATTGGACATCCGCCACCACCCCGGCGTCATAGACCGTGGTGGGGAATCCTCTGTGGAGCTTCCAGGAAGCGTAAGGCTCGCCGTAGGTAGGACCGGCGGAAGCCAGGAACGGCACAGCAGCCTCGACTTCTAGTTCGGTCTCACTGGTGACAGAAGCCACGATGTAGGAGCCCGCAGCATCCCCACCCACAATCCGGAGCCGGTATCCCGCCGTGACCCCATCGGTGAGGAAGGTGGCATTCTGGTCCTCGAAGGTGGTGGTGCCCTGGTTGAACTCGCCAGCAGCCCCAGCGTCCACCTGAGCCCCCACAGATTCCACGAGGAGGGCCACGCCTTGGCCTCCATCCGCCGGGAGCAGGTAGTCCACGCTTTCCTGCTGGAGAACGAACGTGGAGCCGTCTGCGGCCACATAGAGGCCGTTCCCGGCACCCACGGCCGGGTGGAGGGTCGCCCCCACCACATTGCTGTTTCCGAGGGCGATGGCCGTGGTAGCCATCTCGACACGCGGAGTGGAAGAAACACCCCGCTCCAGCCAGAAGAACTGGTCGTTTCCGAAGTCATAGAGGACATCGGACAGGTTCGATAGAGCCCGGACAGCCAGGCCGTCCACGACCTCGAAGAAGACATTCTCATCGAACCCAGCCACATCCTGGAGAGGCGGGTTCGTGATGGGGAACGTCGGGGTCCCAATGATGTTCTCTGCGAAGACCTCATTCTCGAAGGTGTCTCGGGACTTCACATCGGGGGTCGTGTTGCTCCGGTCCTTGTTCTGAGGACTCCGGAAAACACCGAGGGAGGAGCCCTGGTCCGGGAGCCAGTTGGCGTTGGAACTGGGGTCATCGACCCTCCAACCGGGCAGGAAGCCAAGGAGAGCCGCACCGGAGAAGTCTCGGTCTTCAATGGACACGGAAGAGCCGAAGCCAATCTCCAAGGTGCCACTGTCCGGGTCCGCGGCCTCGATGACGACGTGGTCCCGCTGGGCGAACGCCTGGCCACCGGTGATGAGGGCGTCGATGTCTGCTGCCACCTGTACGGCAGTGAAAGTCCCGGCCCCGAGACCCGAAGCGTCCCAGGTGTAAGTGGTGCCGTCTACGGCGAAGTAGAGCTTCTCGGTACCCTCCAAGGTGAAGGGCCCCTGCTCCCGGGAATAGAGGCGGGCCTTCTCAGCGTAAAAGGCGGGTTCCACATCGGCCTGGAGGAAGTACAGGGCTTCCCCGGAGAAGGTGTTGCGGTCTTTCCGGCCAATGGCGGCCCGGCTCCCGGGCTTCCCCGCCAGAAGCTCCCTGGCGATATAACCTTCACCACGGGAGATATTGAAGGCGAACTTGGGGATGTCTCGGTCGAACTCGACGACCTGAATGTCCTCGACGGCACCCGATGGGGCGAAGAGGATGGTGTCTCCGAAGCCAGCAACCTCCCGAACCAGGCCGGAGCCGTTGGGCCTGGTTGTCGGGACGGCAGAGACATTGGGGATGATGCCTGTGCCGTCCGGGACCAGCAGAGTTCCCGAGATGCCGAGGCCGATCGTCCCAGACGAGGGGGCCGGGGTGGGGTCCGCTGATGGGATGAAGAGGTCGTTAGAGGGGCCCACGACAGTGGGGGACCCGGAATCGTCCACCAGTTGGACGGGCTGTCTGGTCTGGAGGGACCTCGTGGAGAGGGCAACTCCATCGTAGTAGACCTCGTTTCCGAGGTACTGCACATCGAAGCCAACGGCGTCCGGGTCGGACTTGTCCACATCGACCTGAGAGAGCTTGAGCTTGCCGGTGGTCCGGGACCATCCGACCTCGCCCTCACTCACCGTCAGGGCAGCCAAGTCAGAGTCGTTGTCTGCGGCCAGGGTGGTCAAGTAGCGGCGGAATCCCAACCGGACGAAGGGTTTGTCGGTGGGACCCGGGATGGGAGCCAGGAACAGAGGCTCGATGTCGGCCCCAAGAAGCTCTCCGATAGCCCCATTGGAGTCGGTCGGGAACTGCTCCGCGTTGTACCAGACGGCCTGCCCGGCGTTTGCGTCGATGAAGGCGGGATTGAAGCGGAGGACTCCACTGGTGGAACCCACGATGGCGTCGGGGGTGGCCCCCGGGAAGGTGTAGTCGGCCACTTCCTGGTCCGGAATCACCTCCACGAGAGGCACGGTGGCCGTGGCGTCGGGTCGGATGCCCACACGGACAAGGGCGAACTCATCGGGGTCCGCCGGGTTTCCAGGCAGGTTGTCCCCGACCTGGAAGCGGGAAGGCCGCGGAAACAGGGTGTAGGTGCTGTCCTCGGTGAGGATGTCCAGTTCGCTGGGGGAGTTCCCCTTGAGGGCCTCCCAGCGGTTGGTACGGCCGTTCCAGGCAAAGCGGGTCACAGAACGGTCATTCCGGGTCCACCAGAACCGAGCAGCAGCCACGATGTAGCTCACGGAGAAGATGACATCCCCACGGTCATGGGAGACACCGCCCCCCAAGTCGGTCAGGGCTGCGGTCGAGAGGACCACCACCCCCCCGTCCGGGTCCTGGCTGGCGAAGTCGTAGGAAGGACCGCTGGGGGAATCGGGGCCCACCTCGACCACTGCCCCGGTGTCTCCGCGGGCGATGGCGATGTAGCGGACCTCGGCGATTCCACGGCCGCCGGTGTCTCGGACGATCAGACGGGTGGTGCCGTCCTCCCGGTCCCCCGGAATGGTCGTGTCGTCCACAGTGAGAGTCCCAGTGGGGATGGAGACAGTGGCCTGCGGGTCATCGGCCCGGATAGTCCAGTCGGGAGTCTCCAGGAGGGCCAGGCTGGAAGAGTTGGCGGCCCACAGGAGGTGCTCTTCCCCCACGGCATTGGGGTTCTGAAGGACAGCGGCCCGGTACTGGTCTGCGGCTACTTCCGGAAGGTCCGGGGCGAAGTCATAGGCGGCTGGGAGGGGCTTGTGATCGCGGCAGACGCCATTGTCCGCCTCACCGGTCGTCACGGCGTTGGACGGGGCCGTCCGAGGAGGCCGAAGCACGAAGCCGTCAGTGTTGAAACCCATACCTACACCACCGAACAGGAGCTAATGCCGGTTGAAGGCGACGGAGCCGGAGTACCCGTCACTACGCCTACTCCCTTAGCCCCAAGGAATAGAGATGAAATACCATTACCGAGGGCAATCGAGATGGGAGGCATGAGAGGGCCCCGAAATCCGCTCAAAGCGGCGGATTGCATGATTTCTTTGGTCAAAGTGATCGGGTTGGCCGTCACCCTGGTCGTTACGTCGGTTCCGACCCCAACCCCAGCCGAGACGCCGGTGTAGACGGCCCCAATGTTGAAGGCGTTGGCCACCCCTACTCCCACAGCCCGAGAGACGTTGGGGGCCAGGAACCCCAGGAACTGGGCCGCACTCATCGCAGCAGACACCGAAAGAGGCTGCGGCACCACAAAGAGCTTCCCCACCACCGTCCCGGCCCCTGCCGTTCCAGTCGTGGTGCCTTTGATGCTGATGCTGGAGACCCCGTTGAGCCAGTTCACGATGGCATCCGAGAGGACGGAGGAGAACTGCAACCAGACCTGCCCCTGGAGTTCTGGGGCAGCCAGAGCCATGTTCGCTTGGATGAGCTTGGCGGTAACCGGCATCACGCCACCACGATGGTCGGGACCCCGAGGGTTCCTCCCAGCTTGAAGGTCTTGCCAGTCAGGGCGTTGAGGGAGCCATCCGTGAGAAGACCACCCCCAGGGGTACCCCCAGGAGGTGTGTGAGTCCCAGGCACCGAGGATGTGAAGGTCATCGAGGAGCCGCTGAAGACCACGGACTGACCGCTTAGAGTCACATTGGTAGTGGCCTGGAGGGTCGCCGCACCGCTGGTCGCCTGAATGGACACTGAAGAGGACCTGGCCGACATGCTGGCGGAGGTGAGTTCCAGGGCCGTGGACCCCGATTCCAGCTTGAGGATACCGGCCCCCACCTTGTAAGTCTGATTCCCCACAGCCACCTGTGTCTCGTGGTTTCCGGAGGTGATGGTCTCCTTCCGGTCGCCGTACAACATCTCGTACTTGTCGGCCGTCCCGCCCGCAAATCCTGTGGCCGGGGAGCCCGTGAAGGAAACTTCTCGGAGGGGACCGTTGGACGGGTTGCTGTCCTTGGGCCCGGAGTAGTTGTAGGTGCTCTTGCCCGTGCTGGACTGGACATAAGTGTTCGAGGAGTGGGAGATGCCCTGGCTCGATTTGAAGTCCAACCCTGAAGAAGCTCCCAGAGTGATGTTAGCCGCATTGTCCAGCCGAATCTGGTTGCCGTTGATCTGAACAGTGTTCACGGCCTTCAGGAGGGCGTTCGTGCCCGCTTCCAGCACCAGGGAGGGGAGTGCCCCCTCACCCTCGCCTGCGGGGGCTGTACGGGCCGCCTGGCCACCTTCCTGGAACGTACCCCCACCGAAGATCTTGACGGCCCCTCCCTCCGAGGAGAGAAGAATGCCCAGGTTGTCCGCATTACGGCCAGCCCGGGCCCGGACGATGACAGAACCGCCCATGTCGGCCGAGAGGCTTTCTCCGCCAGGCTCTGTACCGGCCCCCAGCCGGATTCCGGCCCCCAGGCTGGCTTCCATGCTCCAGGTGTTGCCGGGACCAGCGACAGAGGAAAACAGCCGACCGTCCTTGGTGAAAGAGATGAAGCTTGGGTCTCCCCCGCCCCCCAGAGGAGGTCGCACCCGCATGAGAGTTGCAGAGTGGGTACTGAGAGGGGAACCTACCCCTGTGGCGAGGACAGGGCTGCGGACATCCCCGTCGAAGATTTGAGGCCGCAATGGCTGCCCGTAGACAGCCCGGCCCTTCTCTGAGAAGGCGTCGTTGCCCACGACGGAGCCCAAGACAAACTCCAGGAATGGGGAGTTGATGGAGACGCCCTCGGGGTCGTTGTCCAAGGGACTCCCGGAGGGCAGCCGCTCGGCGTCGAAACCGTCCGTCTGTTCGGTGACGGGAAGTGTTCCATCGCTGATGTGGGCCAACTCGATGCGGTACTCAGTCAGGGTGTCCGCGGTCGAATCTGCTGCCGCGTTCTCTCCGGTGGAGGAAACACGGTAGAGGGGCTTCCCTCCGTAGATAGCATCCGGCGAGTTGTCCCCTCGGAGGGTCCCGTCATCATCCAGGAAGAGCCCCAGTTTCAAGAAGTCGTTGGGGTCGGTGTCCTCGCCCAGAATAAGATCTGCCAGAGGGGTTCCATCACCATCTTGCTGGAAAACCCCAGCGGGAGTGAGGATGCCCTCGGCATAGGCTGCCTCGTCAAGAAGAGTTTCAGTGAGAGGATTCCCTTCCTCATCAATCTGGCGGCTGGAGGCCCAGTCCACCCCATCAGAAGCCATCTGAGAGGGGAGGAACGTAGCATCCCGCTGGACCATGCCCGCGTACAGACGGAACCCGGAGCCAGCATGGAACTGCTGGAGGGAGCGCAGGATGAGGGCCTGGTCCTGGTCCCGGAGATGGACTTCGTTGCCTCGGCGGTTGGCCAGGAGGACGGACTCATTCAGAACCAGGTCAGCACCCTGAGAGGAGGAAGCCACCACGTTCCCAGGCTCCATGTGCCGGAGCTTGTGGCGTCTCCGGTCCATCACCCCCTGCATCTGGTGTTTGAGCAGGGGTGTCGTCCCAGACTCATCGGGGGAGTAGGGCTGTGTGGGAAGCCAGTCATATCCCGCATCCACGCCAGGAATAACCCAGGAGACAATCCAGGGCTGCCGGGTTCGTCCGGACTCCTGCATCCCCCAACCCACGACACAGATGTCCCCGGGCTCTGGGAGGGCTCCCAGGAAGTGTCGGTAGCCCCCGCCCGGAAAGGTCATTGGAACAGGCAGGCGAGGAATGGTCTCTCCGGTTTCTATGAGGAGGCTGACCTCCATCTTTTCGTAGTCCACCGTCCGAACAGAAGCCAAGGAGAGGGCGTAGAACTGAGCGCCCGTGTTGGCCGAATACTGGTCGAACTTGTTGGGAGCCAGGTCCCCACGCATCTGGGAAGAGGAGACACCCCGTCCGAGGACTTCATCAGGATTGTTAGCCATCTATCAGCCCTCCTCCGGTGTGAAGTCCGCGACCTCGTCGGCGACCTGCTGGCCAGCCTCTTCGAGGTCAGTAGTGCTTGCGACCACAGTGGTGGGGATTCCACGGGCCAGGTCACCTACCTGATTGCCGTATGCCTTGAATGCGTCGGCCATGCTGCTCCGGTTGCCATCAAGGATCTGGCCCCGGAGAGAACTCTGGGAGGTCTGCCACAAAGGCGCCTGCAAGAGCATCTGGTCAGCGACCCAAGCGGAGGGCTCATCCGGCTGATCGACAGAAACAAATTCCTGGGCCCCGAAGGCCGCAAGAAGCACATCAGCCTCAGCCCCCTTGCACTCACAAACCTGCCGTGAAGTCAGGAGCCCCAAGTCTGCAAGTCCGAAAGCGGCGTTCGTAGGACTCGTCTTCTGCGAGAATTCCTTGCTGTTAGCGATGTAGTTGCGGAAGGAGTTTCCGAATAGATCCGGATCCTGCTGAACTTCCAGGATAGCCGTGCCTAGGGATTGTCCGGTTTCCCCCACGACGTTCTGGGAGGCCGCCAAGACAAGCTGGCTCGCCGCATCAGGGTTCTGGCTCGCCAACGTGCCGAGGGCCAGCGAGACGTTCCCCGTGTTCTCCAACTCAGCCACAAACGCCTCGACAGCGGCCACACTCACATTCTCGAAGGGGTTTGATTCGACGAGAAGCTGCAAGTTACCGCTGGCTTCGATGGAAAGACCCCGGCCGTACCGGTAGGACCCGATGACTTCGTATCCCCGCTCATCGGACACGGGGAAGACCGGGGTGTAGACAGGAACTGTTTCATAGCTCGGGGTATAGACCACGAGGCCACCCGTGCTGTCGTCCATCGGAGAAGCGACCTGTCCCAGGGAGAGTTCCTGGATGAGGCGCCCCCAGAACTGGTAGAGATCTGTGAAGGCCACATCCTTCGCCTTCAAGAATTCCTCACTGCCTTCCTGGCCCGCCCCGAGACTTCCCAGACTCCTGTTATTGCCGGGCTTCCCGTACTCTCCGACGAGGATCTCGTACATGGCGGCGTAGGCCCCGGAGGAATACTTTGCCAGGGTCTGGGAAAGGGTTTTGGCCAAGCTCTGCAACCCCTTGTCCGGATCCCTGTACTGATCTTCCAAGGTGCCGTCGAAATCCAAGGGAACCCTAGAGCGTCCCTGAGACACCTGGACAGAGGACAGGGCCTCGTCAAAGGTCGGAATGTTCTCCGGAACGAAAGAGGAAGGACGAATAGCCTCGATGTTTTCCGCGATGGCCGTCCGGTACTCGTTGTAGAGATCCTCGAACCGCTCCCTCACTGTGGACCCGAACCCAGAGTATTCGGCAGTCTGGCGCAGATTCGGGTACATGACCGCATTCGCAGTTTTCCGGGAGAAGTTAGGGTTCCTCTTCCCACTGACCCGCGGCACCTTGATTTCCTTTCGGACACGGTGCTGGGCAAACGCGATAGTACCGATCTGGTGAGTCGGGGTCGGAACCGCCCGGGCATCCCGCTGGCCTGTGTTGGGCCGCATGATGGGCAGGCCCGCTGTGACCTGGATGTTGGCCATTTCGTTGCTGCCATCGACGCTCTGGAAGCCGAACGCCGTGGTAGGGGATTCCAAGTAGATAAGGCCCCCGGCCTGGGTAGTCCCCACGGTCTCCTCATCTGCCACAATATCCTTCATGCCCTGCTGGTCCGGGCTCGGGTGAGAGGACGAGTAATAGCGGTAGTAGCCCGGCATATTCTTGCCGGGGTTGAAAGAGGCCCGCAGATCGTTCAAAAGGTCAAAGTAGTTCGAGGCATTGTCACGGTTGTCGATGGCGGTGCCAGTTCGCTCCCGAACAGCCTCGATGACCTGGCGGAGTTGTTCCGATTCCCGGAGGGCTTCTTCGAGCACGATGGGGGCCGCCGCGAGTTGAGACCCGGACTCAACCTCATTGTAGGCCGCCTGGAAATCCTGGGCCTGGGAAAGAAGATCCCTAGCAGAACCGATCTTGATGACAGTGTCATCCCCTGTCCGCAAGAGGAATGGTCCCGTGAGCCACTTTTCCTTCTCGCTCTTGTTCCCTGTCTCCGAGTCATCCAGTTCCAGGACGCCATATTCACGAGCCTTGCGGATAAGGGACTGAAGACCTTTCTCTGTGGACAGATCGGTGAGAAGGATTCCTGCGACGTAGAAGTTCGGATTCAGGAGTTCGGTATCCAAGGCCAGGACCACGTTAGGGAAGCCCTGGAGCCGAGGAATGCCGTCGTTCCCCGTCACTTGGAGGGGGAGGGCAGGGAACCACGGATCCGAGAGTTTGGTGTCCAGGACAGTCGGCTCACTACCATCCTCGGGACGCTTGCCCGGGGCATGGAACTTGGCCCTCCGACCCACCAGATTCAAAGAGGTTGTGCACTGGCCCCCGAAAGTGTGGGAGTGGGAGAAAGACTGGAGATAGAAGAAACAGTCCAGGTAGCGGACGTAAAGCGGGTATCCAGGACGCAGTTCAGCCCGAACCGGAATCTGACAAGACGCCTTCTTGATTCCGATGTTGTAGAGGTCCATCCGGTTTACGCAGGCGTAGTACATGGCCCGGGCATCCGAGAAGTAGGCCGTCTCAAAGGTCTGCTGCCTCCAGCCGTACTTGGCGACCAGGCGGTGGTCGATGAACTCGGCCCGGTTGCCCATCTCTCCGCCAAGCCCAAGCCCGATGTTCTTGAATGCCTCTGAGGTCGCCTTCACCGCCGTAGCTTCAGGCTCCGAATCGGAAACTGAGAAGGAGATGATGTCGATGTCCTCGATGACATAAACCCGGCTGCTGGACGTATCCAGGTTGTAGAAAGGTGGCTTGAAGACGAAATCTCCATCCACATCCTGGAAGAACTCGAATCCAGTGAGGTCAGACAACGTCTGGGCCATATCCATCTTCGTCTGGTACTCGGTCTCCCAGAAGTTCACGTTTCCGGTTTGCCCCACATCCCAGACAAATGCCTGCATCTCATTGATGTTCAGGCCCATCCCACCCCGCTCGGCATTTGCCTCTGCGGCCTGCCCTGCGAAGGTTGAGGCCGGGTCATAGCCCAGTTCTCTGGCGGCTGCCGCCAGGTTAGAGAGGGGGTCGTGTTCGTCCGTCTTCAGGGTGGGGTCAGCGAAGGTCGTGACGAGCCGGTTGCTCTCTTTGGTGGACAAGCGACCCAGGAACGCCTGCTGGAAGGCGTTGTAGAGGGTGCCGTTCACACCGTACATCCGAAGATTGTTGAAGTGCTGGGAGAACCGCTTCTCCCAGTACAGGATGTGGAACTCCCACATGCTCTCGCTGGTGGCCGTTGAATCTACAGCGGCGTTACTCTGGGTGCCCCGCATCGTGGTTCCAACACCACCCTGAGCCCCCACCACCGATTTGAACAGAGAATACATGATGGCGTAGGGGGTCATCTTCGTGAAGGTGTGCCCCACCATCGTGGTGTTGACCTTGGAGTTCGTGGACCTCTTGGCAAAGTGGGCCCCCGAGGTCGCCATCCGCTGGTAGTTCCAGAAGTGGAGCATGTCGTTGCAGTTCAAGGACGCTGTGTGTTCCCCGCCGCTGTACTCGTGGCTCACTTCGGTCACTACACCATGGAAGACGTGGTAGTACGGGTAAGCCGTGGCCTGCTGGATGTTGATGCCTCCGGACTGCTCCTCGGTGATGTTCCCAAACTGCCCCTGGGCCGGGAAGTAGCCCCGCATGTAGATGTTGATCTCCAGCCCAGTCGTGAGAACGAACTGGCCGTCCCGGTAGAAGGCGTGGTCGCTAGCCCTGGGGATGTGCATGGTAATAGAGGCCGAAGCCACCGGATCCACACCCGGGTCCACAGTTACAGCGGAGATGAACTTCTGGAGGTCGATGCGTCCTCCGCAAGTAGGGCACCCGGGGATCTCCAACTGACCATTGACGTACACGAGGCAATCCGGGGTGTGGCGGACCACACCTCGATTGTTCAACTGCCAAGTGCCGACAAGGGGCCTGTTCTCGATACCCACAACCTACTCCAACAAATCAAAGGGAACCGTACCGAAGGTAGCTACCTCCGCGGTGGCTTCTGCCAGACCGCCCCCGAAACCCTTGAACTGGCCAGCGATGTCCGCACCCCAAGTATTGACCGGAACGGTGCGACCACCCGAGTTGGCGTACTTCGGGTCACTGGGGGAAGGGGTGGGAGACCGGAGAGGTTGCACAGCGACGGTCGAGGGGGCCAGGTCGAACATCCGATCAACGGTGAACTGGATGGACCAGTCCACATTATGAGGCTTCGTCTCATCGTAACTGTACTCGAAGGACTCGATGTGACCCACATAAGTCCACTGGTCGTAGTCGATAGCGACAGCACCGATGAACAGATGAGCCTCGGAATGCCCGATGGTGTCATAAATATATCCGTTAGACTTGTAGAACTGGAAGAGGGAGGTGAGATTCTGCCATGCGGCAGAATCCCTCTTAGAAGCGTACTGGACGCCGGAGACCGTAGGAACAGTCCCATTTGACAAGGCCGTGAAAACATCCGTCCCCGGAGCCACCGCAGCACCCGCAATAAAGGCTCCGGTCGAGCCAGAGAAGGAAATCGTAGGCTGTTCCTCACCCCACCTCTCGAACTCGAATCCATGCCGGGTCCTGGTCGCATAGGTCTGGATGTTCGTGTAGGAGATGTCCATGCTACTGGGGTTCACCAGTAGTGTGAGAGGAGGGGCCTCCAGAATCTTCCGCAACTGAAGGGCCACATCAACGGCAGCCGCGGCATCCGCAATGGTAGCGTGGTACTCTGGGATTCCCTGGAAGAACCGACCCCCCGATACAAAAGTGGACAACCGGGTTTCGCCGCCGTCAATGGGGGAGACTGCCGAAAGATAGCGGCCAATCTCCTTGGCCAGACCACTCTGATTGGCCCCCTGTGCTGCTGCGGTGATGAGATCCACGGATTCCACAGGCTCTTCGGCAACGGCCGCTGCGGCTGCCAAGAGAGCATCTGGGGGAATGAGCCGCAGGACAAACGGAGACATCCTCCGCAACATCTCGTTGGTGCCGTCAACAGGAACTCCAGGCTGAGTCTCGAAAGTGTGTTCGAGACGCTGGCCCGTCGAGATGCCTTCGTACCGGTTAGCCGCAGGGGTATCGCCGATCTTTGCCATGGCTTACCTCACAGATCCACCGGAAGAATTGACTGTCCTGCCTCCAGGGCCGTTTGCCCACGGGCAGTCGTGAATGTGTCCGCCTTGGACAGTGTTGTACGCCACACCTGGATTTCCCGGTGTACCTCGAAGGTCGCGGACATCATGAACTGATAAGGCTTGTCTGCGGACTCCGAGACCGAGAAGGTGTTGAACCACCCCAGGTAGACACCACCATCGAAGACAATCTTGATGATTCCCTGGAGGACAATGTCCCCCTTGAGGTCGAAGATGGACCCGTTGTTGTGGAACAGGGCCAGCATGTCCAGGTACTTGTCGTAGGCGATAGTCTCTCGGCGGGTGCCCCCGAAGTCCGGAGAGGTGATGTTCGAGAGCCCGCTGTACAGCCGCATGAACCCACCGGTCGCGATGTTGAAGTCCAAGGTCTGGGTTTTGTCGCCCCAGTGCTGCTCCACGAAACCGCCCCGCGTTTGAATCCTCTCGACAGCCCGGTCATACTTGACTGACATCGTGCTCGGGTTGACGTGGAGAACCAGCTTCAAGTCCTCCGGGAGAAGGCTTGTCTCCCAATCCGGACCCAGGATGTCAAACACAACCGGACGCTTTCCTTGCCCCGAGAATTCGTCTTCGGGGGAGGAAAATGCTGACCGGAGGACTGCCCTGGGATCCGGCATCTATCAGCCCTTCCTTCCGCCCGGCGGGGGCCGCACTCCTGATTCACGGAGCGCCTTTTTGACGATGCCGTAGACCTTGGCGGTGTCGCCACCATTGATGTTGATCTGAACCATCCCCCCACCACCAGCAGCCAAAGCATCTGCTACCGGACCTCCAGGTTTACCCCCCAAGAGTTCATCAGCACGGTTGATGGGAGTGATGACACCCCCACGGGCCCCTCCCCGGTAGATAAAATCCCCTACATCAGCCGTCTTCTTCGTGCGGTGCCTCCCCCCGAAGAGGGTCAACATCTCTTCATCAACTCCCCGAGTTCCTTCCAAGACCTCCACCTCATGCTTTGTAAGACCTTTTCCAGTCAACATGCGCTGCAAAATCTCAGACTGACTACCACCCGTGGCCGAGGCTGTGATGGCGGCCAAATTCGAGGCCCCCTCTTGCTGAAGGGCCCTGTAAAAAGACTCCTGCATAATCCCAGGGTTCTTCCTTTGGAGGAAGTCCATGTTGGCTTTATTCTGGGAACTCAATTCCTCCCGAACCCCCTCAATCGGACCGGACACCACATTGAGGGCCTCCTCCATATCCTCTTTGTAGTTGAAATCCTCCCCAAGAGCCGGTCCAGCCATCCCCGCCTCACGACGCATCTTCTCGATGTCCTTACGGCCCTTACCCGTAACCACACCCCTTTCCTGCTCTCGGGCTTGCTCTACCCCCTTCTCCATAACGGCAATGGCTTTCTCAACCTCCGCAATCTTGCCTGCGGGAGCACCCTTTTTCCGAAGCTCCGCTAGATCTTGTTCTGCGGTTTTCAAGTTCTGCTGAAGAATACTCCTGTTGGAGGCAATCTCATCGAGCAATTTTTGACGGTTAGCCTGGGCCTCTGGGGAGTCCTTCCGGATAAACCCAAGGATGCCAGAAGCAAATCCTCCAATTCCTTCGAGGATGCCTGCAATCTTCGTGTTCAACAGATTGGCAACCGTCTCGGTGTTGCGGACAATCTCCTGGGTGAGTTTTTCCTGAGCACTCATAGGCTCTTCCACAGCAGAGGCCAATGTCTTCTCCTGGGATTGGATGAGATCTCCTACGTTCTTCAGTTCTTTCTGCTGGTTCGCGTCATCAATAGCCCCCGCTACAATCTGTCCACTTTCATTGATGAACCCCCCAAACGCTTTTGCCTGAGACTCCATCTCTTCTTTGCTGAATTTCCGGCCTTTCTCAGCCTCCTTCTGGAGCCGTTGCAACTCCTCGTAGTTGCCTCGAAGTTGACCATCCACACGCCGCAATTCTTTCAGTTGTTCCCCGGAAATTCCCGCATACTGCTCGAAAGCAGCCAAGCCCCTAGCCGAAAGTTCCGAGAGGGGAGTGTCCCCAAGGGTCTGAAGCATCATCGCCAACTTGCCGCCCATGTCGAGTTCGTCTAGAGCTTTAGCCTGATCTCCGAGACCACCCTCCACACCCTTAGACAGACGAATCATGGTCTCCATTTGACGAGCCGCAGTGTCATCAGTGGCCCGCAACTGCGTTGTCACATGTCGAATTTGCTCCTCACTCATACCGGCCAGAGCTTTGACAGCCTCGGGGTCACCCTCTGCCATAGCTGTCACAGAGAAGCCCTTCACGCCAGCTTTGTCGAAAGCCTTCCCAATACTGTCCGTAATTCCAGACTCCTCCATCCTTCTACCGAATGCCATGGCTGTGTTTTCCGCAGCATTCCCCATGATATTAGAGACATCCTTTTGCCCTGCGATGATGATCCTCTTGAATCTTTCGGTGTAGGACTCACCTGCAAACCCCTTTTGGAGACCCTGCACAAAGTTAGAAGCATTGGTCTCACCAAGCCCCTCAGCTAGTTCTGCAATCAAACCTGCGGCTTCCTCCACCCGAACATTGTAAAGAGCCAAGCCAGCAGTGGCTTGGGTCACCATGCCGAAGAACCGCTTGGCCCCGATACCAGACTCCATGGCAGCGGCGAAAATGGACCCAAAACCCTCTTCAATGGTTCGCAACCCTCCTCCGAAATCGTGCATCCAGTCAGCCGTGGTCTGGGCGATCTCCTGGGTACTAACCCCCAAGGTCTTACTGTAAACCACAGCCGTCCGCGTAAGATTAGAATATGCTTCCATCTTGTCGCCAGACTTACTAAGAGTCCTCTCAATCTCCTTGAATGTGAAACCCGCCTCATTCGCAGCCCCCACAATCTCAAGGATGTCTTTAGGTTGCTGCCGAAACTGCCACGCCACATCGAGGGCAGCCTTCCGGGCCGCCTTCAAGGAGCCCTCCAAATCATCGATGCCCTCCCGGGCATTCGTGATGGCAAAGTCGGCCGCCCCTGCATTGGCCATGATAGTCTTGTTCCACTCTTTCGTCTGAGCATCCGCCTTAGCGATGAGAGCGATAATGCCCGCAAAAACGCCAGCCACAGCAGCCAGGCTTCCAGCAGCAGCCGCAAGTTTTGTCCCTGCTCCAGCAATAGCCCTTCCGGCCCCGGCTCCTCGACCAACACCGCCGCCACGAGCCGCCAGACGGCCTCCCACGGCCTCCATGACCGCACCAGATCTACCCAAGGCTTTCCCAAAACCATCCGCCAAAGGCTTCAAGTTCGTAGGATCAACCCGACCAAGGCCGTCAATGAAATTATTGGCCATATCGACCCCGGCGTCAGCCATCTGAACTTTCCCGGCTTTCCCCGCGAAAGTGTCCAGCACCTCTGTCCGCCGCTTCATCACCTCACCGACAGTCTCCAACTCCTCGGCGAGAAGGGATCTCCGCTTCTCAACCGTCTGGTTGAGAGCGTCCATCTCCATCTTGATGCGGCCCTTGGCGAGCTTGTCGGTTTCCTTCTCAAACTGGGCTTGCAATTCGGCTGCTTTGATGGCGTCTTTGGAAAGCTGTTCCTGGAGGCCAAGGAGCTTTCCCTGAATCTTGTCCATGTCGTCGTGGAGACCGACGGCCCGGGCCTTAGCAACCATGTTGCTGAATTGGCGGGTGGAATCCGCCATGGCCTTCTCAATCTTGGACAGGGCCTTGGGGTCAATCCGGAAGCTCTCAGCCGCCTTTTGGACAGCCTTTGAGATCACCTCGGTACCGGCCACCGAGGCGAACTGAGCGTGAATACCGGCAGTGATGGCAATATCTTCGGCCATCTCGTGACTCCTAGTCCTTATCTCCGGGCGTCATAGCCGAAAAAGCGGGTTTCCGGCCTGCAACCTGGTTCTGGAGGGATTCCCGTTCGGGGGTAGCCCCCTCGTGAATGCCCCCATCGTCTGCATGCAATCGACCGGAGGCAGCTTCCTCAGCGACGTACTTCTGGTAGAGCGAGCCAGGGACACTGCCATCGAAGACCTTCCGGCCACCAGACTTGGCAGCCACCAAGTCGGGACGGAACTCGCGGATCTGGTCCAGCGTGTAGCCCACCATAGCCGTCGTGGAAGTGGTCCCAGCCTCCTGTACCTTCTCCAGGGCCTGCTCTCGCTTCTGCTTCTCCTGCTCAAACTGCTCCCGGATTCGGTTCTTGTAGGTGTCCACAACGATGTCGTGCCAGTCTTTCTCCCCGGCCACCCATTTCCGCATCTCTTCGGCAAGGTCCTCTGCTGAGTGAGCCCTTTTGACCCGCGGGACCTGAACAGGCTGCCCTCGGACCACCACGACCATGTCTCCGGGTTCTTGGGGTGCACCCTCTCCGTACAACGTCTCGTAGACCATCCTCTCAACAGCCTCCCGACGCCGACGGTCCTCGGATTTCCGCAGGTTATCATCGGACTGGTTGAGCTTCTTGATGCCCTTCGGAGACATTGCGGAAGCCACCAGCTTTGCCGCCTGCCATTCCTGTATGTGGCGAATACGGTCATCCTCAGCCAGGTTGAAAGCCATCCACATCCGCTGGGCGTAGTTGGCTCCCAGGCGGTTTGATCCCGGAATCCCAGAAACCGACTCCTGGGTTGGATTCTGCCGCCCCGAGAGTCTCCACTGCATTCGGGAGTAGTCCTCGTAGCAGTATGCTTCGGTACGCCAGACAGCCTTGTTCACCCGGTTCAAGAGCCCCACCGAAAGGGAAAAAAGGATGTTCTGGGTGGTCCTGGGAAGGGCCTGCACGTTCTCGTATATCTTGGTGATAGATGCCGGATGGGGGAGGAGATTCAAACCATCCACCATCCAGATAGAGGACGCGATGAACCAGAGCTTCCAGGCCGATGAATTCACTGTCCTGTGGTTGAGAAGAAAGAGATCCCCCGGGCAGAGGGACCGCAAGGAAATTGCCACCCCAGAAACCTCCAAAGTGTGGGCTAGGAATCCCGTTGAAATCAGGGATTCCACATCCTGATAGAGGAACCTGCGAGCCTCAGCCTTCCTGGCCTCGACTTCCTCCTCAGTGGACTCCGCCTGAGCCATCACTGCTCGCCGGTATTCGGCGGGATCCATAGGAGGCTCCGCCCCTGCCATGCTACCCCCTTGGGGTGCCTGGGCGGCCCTCATGGCTGCCGTCTGGCTCTGCATGGCTCCTGGGCGATTCAATCACTACCTCCGCGGTGGCTTGAAGTTCATATTCCGGGAAGTATTCCCATTACTGGTCTGATTGATGGCGGGCGCCTCCTGCTTGGAGGTGTTGCCCCGGCCACGGTTGGAGAGTGTCTCTGTGGGTTGGACCACCGCCTGACTTGGTTCCGTCCCGTTCATGAGGTGGGGAGGAATTCCCTTTGCAGCCAGTTCTTCGGGGGTCGCCGCTCGGAAGTCTCCCCCGGAAAGACCATCCGGGATGTCATCCCTGGAGGCTCCCCGCATGTGTGGGGGAGTACGCCCCGCCGAATGGGCTGCCTGTTCCTGGGCCATGCGCCTCTTTGCGGCGAGGATCCGAGCCTCCTCCGCGGCAATGGCTTCTTCATCATCCACATCGGCGAAGGAATCCACCATCTGGTCGAAGGCCGTTCCAGCAGGCTCCCGGGCAGGTGGTGCCGACTGAGGAGGCCGAACGGGCTCACGTGGGGTCTCAGGCATCGCTGCGGCCTTCTCCGGACCCTCTTCGGACGGTTCCACCACAGGAGGGGGTGCATCGCTGTCCAGGTCCTTCTGTGAGGGCATCTGGTCGAAAGTCGCCCACTCCTCCTCCCGAGAGGCCGTGGTGCTCTCCAGAGGGGCTTCCGCGACCTCGTCGGGCTTGAGAATCGGGGCTTCGGCGTAAGGGGGCCCGGCGGCTGCCGCCTTGTTCTGCTCGGCCATGAACTCTCCCATCTCATTGATGGATTTGACCTGCTCCAGCATCACATTCGGGTCGCCTTCGGCCCGCCGTTTCTTCTCGTCTTCCAGTTCGGTGAGGCGTCCCCGCAAGCGGTCCACCTCTGCTTCGATGTCGGTGGGATCAAACTCGACAAGAGACGAAGCCTTCATCTCGATTTTGATGAGCAGTTCCCCATACTTGGCGAAAGTGGCTTGGACCATCGGGCGTGACCACTGCTTCTCGATGATGGACCGCAACGCCACATTCTTCGGGACCCGGACAGGCTTCCCCGCAGAAGTCTCCTCCCCGGTGGCGATGTACTCGACATCCCGGAGATCGGTGTCGTCGATCTGAACCAAGGAGTAGGCGATGGTCTCGATGCGGAAGCGGTTCATGAATTCCATGACTGCATAACGGTCCGCCCCGTCCTCGTCCTCGTGCCCTGCCAGGGCCTCCTGAGCGTACCTCTGCATCGCCACTTCTTCGTGGGGAAGGAGGGGTCGAAGTGTCAGGGATTGGTCTTCTACCTCGAAGACCAGTTCTTCCATCCCCACCTCTTTGATGGGGGCCAGTGCCTTTTCAAGGGCCTGAATGTCCAGCATTGTCGTCTCCCAGGTCAATCCTCATGGTCTGCCCGGGAACGGTCTTCGGAAGCGGGTTTTCTTACAGCGCGAGTTGTTTGTTTCCTATCGATCTGCCCATGTTTGCCAATCTAACCGTCTCCGACTGTGGGAGAGGACCCTCGGTACAGCACCATGATTTCTATGTCTGTTGTTCCAATCGCATCTGTATTCGCCGCCGGAGCACCGCTCCAGGGTTCACCCTACCGGGCTAGATCAGTCCGCCGCCGCCCGTCGTGGTCGATCCGTAGCGGACCGAGCCAAGCTGGCCGATGGTCGGGTCGTTGCCAGTCGCCAAGAACTCGCCGTACACGCTGGAGAAGTCGTGAACGTCAGTGACGTTCGCCGTACCGGACTCCATCACGATGGCTCCGTCCTTGGAGAAAGTCGTGTTCCAGTCAGCCCACCAGCACGCCTCGTAGAGGGTGATGAGAGCCGTGTGACCGCCGCCAGAGATGCCTGCAACCTCGGTCACCGTGGGGAACTCGATGCTCTTCACGCCGCCGTTGAAGCTGCCACTGGTGCCGGAGAATCCGTCGCCCAGATCGTTGTCGGCCAGGGTCGAGAACACCACCTGCTGCTCGATGTCGAAGGGCCACTTGTGGTGCCGGAGGCTCCGCACGGGACCGTCGATGCCCGCGGCGTAGCCGGTGGCCTGCCACAGGTTCGAGAGGTAGAGAAGGGCTCGCTCCATGGAGAGCGACATCATCGCGGTCGGACCCGGGACCAACTCGGCGATCATGTCGCCGAAGCCGATGCCCCGAAGCTCCTCGATGGTGCGGCTCTCGGAGGGGTTGATGCTGGACAGGACACCCATCTGGAACAAGGCCGAACTGGTCCCGTAGGCGGGAGCCAGGACGCGGACCTTCTGGGAAACCGCAGTCCTGGTGTTCGGGCTCGTCCCAAAATCGTAGAGAGGGCTTGTGCCCTGTACGCCCTGCTGGGGATTGAGATCTTGGTTGGCCATGGTCGTCTCCGAGGGTTCACACAGGCCCCCACGGCGGGGGTCTATCAATCTAGGGGAAGTATAGACAGCCTACCGGAGCCACCCGGTAGGAACCCTATGATAGAGGGAGGGGTGAGGATTCCATGATCAGCCGACCTCCAGATCCTTCCTTCGTCGCCTTTGCCCATCTCCACCGGTATGCCCGGGAGGAATCACCAGGGCAAGTGGACAAGGCCACCCTCAACGCCTTCATGTCCGATTACTACGGAATGACCCACCCCAACCCCATTGACCCGAGAATGCGGGTCTGGTCCTACGCCAAGGCAGACACAGGGGAACCCCTTCCGCTCATCCTGACTGAAATGGAGCCCTTCTGGGGCTACATTCTCTTCAAGGCCATCATCTCCCCCGAGAAGCAGGGGACTGGCCAAGCGAGCTACATCCTCAAGAAGATCACCGACCTGGCCGACAAACACGGGGTTGCTATGACCCTCACGGCCAAACCCTTCGGGACTGTCCCCAACGCCCTCAGCAAAAGCAAGCTGATGGGATGGTACAAGCGACACGGGTGGGAAGCCCGGTCTGGCCGGATTCCCGGAGACATGATCCGATTTCCGCGGTAGATCATTGTATGCTCCTCACCGACCGGTTCATCTACCTGCACATGCCCAAGACAGCGGGCACATGGGCCCAGCATCACCTCCACGAAGCTCTGGGGGGCAGGTTTCTGTTCCCTGAATCCCATGTCTTCGCCAGAGACATCCCCTGGAGTGACCTGGCCAAACGGACCGTGATCGGCACCATCCGAGACCCCTGGTCCTGGTACCTATCCTGGTACCAGTTCACCCGAGCATCCAAGTGGTGGCGGGACAACTACCTGGCTGTTTTCGGAGACCCCGACGATTTCCATGCGGCCCTCTACGGGATGACCCACCCGGATCCAAGGGTTGCCCCCGTGACGAAAAAGATCCCCTATGACCATCTCCAGTTCATCCGGGAACGTGTCGGGCTCTACTCCCACCTCTTCTGGAACACCTTCGCGGTGAGCGAGAGGCTTGTCCTGGATGTCCTCATCGACACGGCCCACATCAGACATGGCCTCCTGGAGGCTACGGGCCTCGATTTCACGGACACTACGAAGTTTCCCCCGCAGAACGTGAAGGAAGACAGGCCCCACACAATCCTCAACCCGGAAGAGGTCTGGACCGAGGAACGAGTGCAGTGGGTGAGGGGTGCAGATCGGTCTCTGATCGGGTCCCTGGGATACACGGAGCCAGGGAAACCCCTGAGCACCATGAAGGTTCCGCTACCTAGTAAGTGAAAGGCCAAAAGGACCCTAAGCACCCGGCGGAACCGGATGCTTATGTGAGCGTTTTCTTAGACGGACCCGTCGGTTTCTACGCAGTGTGAAAAGTACCGTGTGGCCAGGAAATCCAGAACCGCAGGCGGCAGCTTCTCAGGTCGGGTGGCAGCCGTGACGAGGAGGTAGATCACCACCTCAGAGGGCAACTCTTCCCGGACACGCGGCGGCCTGAAGGTGAGGTTCCGCTCCTGGAACCAGCCCGTCATGTCAGTGGAAAGACGAACCACTGTGCTCTCCTTTCTTGGGAAAGGATAACACGAGTTCCACTAAAGCGCCACAAGTTCCAACTGAGGGAGTTTTGGACCCCCTAGTTGGAACTTGGACACCCTAGCGTGGAATGTCTGAAAACTCAACCCTTACGGGCAGCTTTTTCAGCCTGGACGTACTTCCGGATGATGTCCAGATCCTTCTTGGCCAGGAGGGCTGCTTCACGGACCCGGGTGCCCGCTGCGGCGTTGCCGTTGTCGAACTTATCGGCGTCTTTCAGAGCCTCCTGAAGGTTGCTGATGATGTTCTGGACTTGCTCCATCGTCGATTCTTTCACGAGGTACCTCCGTGGGGAGTTGGGGGTTGTGGTTCTAAAATACCCACCACACCCCAAGAAAAGACCACCTTGTGGGTTTCGGTTCCGGAAAAGGCGCGTAACAGGGACAAGGAGAGCAGCTAATGACGCGGCGAACTATCATCGTAGGTGACGTTCACGGGATGACCACCGAACTCAATGCCCTGTTGAGGAAGGTGTCCTTCACCCCCGGGACAGACCGCCTCGTTTCCGTGGGAGACCTGGTCCACAAGGGCCCCGACTCCGCCGGAACCGTCCGCCTCATGCGGGAGGCTGAGGCCATCCTGGTGATGGGGAACCACGAAGACCAGCAGGCCCGCTTTCGGGCCGCCCTGGCTGCGGCCCCAGATCCCTCCAAGATCAAGATGAAGAACACCGAGGAACTTCTGGCTGTGGAGAATGGGCTGGCCCCCGAGGATGTAGCTTTCCTGGAGTCCGCAGTGCCCTTCCTGCGGCTGCCCGAGCACGATGCTCTGGTGGTTCACGGAGGTGTGTTGCCCGTCCAGGAATCCCTCCCAACCCAGGATGAACTGGCAGGGATGTCCAAGGGTGAGCGTAAGAAGCTGCACATGATGTGCAGGACTCGGCATGTCACCGGGAAGCTCCAGGCCAAGGTCGAAGTCGAGTTCTCTGGCCTCGACTTCGAGCCCTCTTTCAACCGGGGGGAGGGATTGACTCCGGAAGACGTGGAGAAACTCCTGGAGGCGATGTCCATTGTCGTCACCAAGAAACAGGTGCGGCCTGCCGGGAGCTTCATCTCCCTGGGACAGGAGGCCAAGGACGACCCCTTCTGGGCGGATGTTTATGGGATCGATGAGCGAGGACCAAGGTTTGGTCATATCTACTTTGGGCATTCTCCTTTCATCGGAGGGGAACCCGCCCGATTCCCCCATGCCACCGGTCTGGATACAGGAGCCGTCTTCGGAGGATCCCTCACCGCAGCCGTACTTACCCTTGGGCAAGATCCGTACTTCGTGTCCGTTCTGTCTTCTGGGAAGTATGCTACCTCCCGATGGGAAGATTAGAGTGTCTCTATTCTCCTCGAATGTAACGGGCAAGCCCCTCAAGATCTTCCAAAAGGGCATCCCGTTTGATTCGGTTGTGGCGAAGACAGAGCCGTCCCACGTTAGAGGGGGTGTGTCCTTCTCCATAGCGTACCTCATCCCACTCCACCGCAACATTCGTACAGCCTCGCACACCACATTGATCAGGATCCGGATAGCACTTCAGATGATTCGCCAATGCGGTCACCGCAGCAGCTTTTTTCTCGTTGGATGGAAATTGCTGGTGTCCCCTAAGAACATCGCGCCGAACCATAGAGCGAGCCAGGTCCCTCCACGGATTTTGCTTTCGCCAAGCCCGCTTTCGCTTGTTAATCTGTTTCCGGTGAGTTCGGTCGTACTCCCGGTTGTAGGCTTTCTGGCAGTCACGGCACCAATAAAACAACCCATCCGGGCTGTCGGGCTGTCCCTTGTTGAAGGCTGCATGAAGCTTCGTCTCCAAGCATTTGGAGCATTGCTTCATACCTTTAGGGGAGGGAGCCGAGGGATTTCCCTTCCGGTTCCCTCGCTGAAACCCGGAAGCCCGAAGCGTAATCCCACGTTTCCGCAAGACTTTGGAAATGGTGGCGATGGAAGCCCCTACTTCCGATGCTACCTCTCGGCAAGTACCCCCCGCCTTGTACAGTCGAGCCATCTCATCATAATCGTCTTCTGTGAATCGCCTATTCATGATGATCATGATAGCATAAACGGAAGCTTCGGGCATGTTTATTTCTGGGAGGACTGATGCCGATTCCAGCCGAACATCGCAAGATCGCCATCGAGCAGTTCGGCTACGAGTTGGACGGGGAAATGTCCGAATCCTACGAGGAGACCTACGACAAGCACCAGAGCCAGTGTCTTGAACTGGGCCTGGCTCTGGGCTACCGGGATTTCACCATGGACGTGGAAGGAATCCGGATTCTGGCAACACACCCGGAAACCGGGGAACGTGTAGTTCTGGCAGACCTGGAAGATCCCATGAACCTCTGGGCCCATGCCTGGTCACGAATCCATGTGAACAACCTGCCCCAACCCCCAACCCCGGGGCCATTGAGGAGACTCATTCAATGGCTCTCCGGAGAGAAAGAATGAGCCTCGTCCAACGCCAAGACAGCACCATGGCCCAATGGGAAGACCTCATCTCCTGGGCCATCGATGAAGGAATGCCCGACGCTGCCAAGTGGCTGCGGGGAGAGGAAAACACCATCTCAGACAACCAGTACCAGGACCTGTGCCGCATGGCGGTCGCCAGAGGGTGCTACGACGCCCACGACCGAATGAAGCGGCAAAGGGGGGTCTGGTAGAACCCCCAGGAGCGTAAAAAAAGACATGAGCACTCTGCGACTTGAAATCTTCTCTGACTTCGTGACTCGCCTGGCAACTGCCGAGTGGGGTGAAGTCGATTTTGACGGGGAACCGATCCTCTGTGCCGACGTGGGCGAGATCGGATTCACGGTCTACCCGGAACGCTCCCCCGTCGAGTGGGCAACCGTCGTCCACGTTCTCGATGGGTCGGCGGACAGAAACAAGTTCGTAATCCGTGGAGAGGCCGAGCACGGGGTGGCGGCGGCCAAGGAGAGTGCCCTCGACGCGGGCCCGACGATGATGGACAGGGTCATCCAGTTCATGCTCGGGATCGAAGACGACTAGCGTTTGTCTGAGTCCGGCCCCCTCTCCGAGGATTTGATGAGGCGAATCTTGGCCCCCGTTCGCTTGGGGGTTTTCTTCCCGTTGGACTTCCGTTCTCGGAGCAGTCTGTTGGTCTGCTCTCTCTCAGTCAAAAGCACACGGACGCGCTCTGCGGTATCGCCACTCATAGTCTACTCCTCGAAGGCGTAGTAGGTCTCGCCGGAGATGATCGCGGGGATTTCCCCCGAACTTACAGCTATGTTCTCACCGGGCTCCCTGCTTGGAAGGGTGAATTGGAAGGTAGTACCTCGATCCTCGCTGGATGCAAACGAGATAACCCCTCGATGGATTCCAACGATCTTCTTGCACAAGGCCAGCCCGATACCACTCCCCTCCACGTCTGGACGTAGGCGAGAGAACATCGTGAAGACCTTCTTGCGGTACTCAGGATTGATTCCAGGGCCATTGTCTTCAACGAAGATTTCCCAGTCCATGAGACCCCGGTAGGCCGAAACATGGACCTCGGGAACACGGCCCGTGGTGTTGAACTTGATGCCATTACAGATGAGGTTTTCGAGCAGTTGGCGGAGCAATACAGGATCCCCCACCACCGATACAGGCAATCCTCCGGCCTCGACTTTAGCCCCCCTCTCAGCAATCATCGGACCGAGGTTCTGAACCGCTTCTGCGAAGACCGTGTTCATGTCAACCCACTGCATCGCAGACCTGTCCGTCTGGACGCGGGAGTAGGTGAGAAGGGCCTCGATGACCTCATGGAGAGCTTGTACGCCATCTACAATATGCTGGATATAGGAAGATGTTTCGTTTGAGAGAGTCCCCGGGTACTCAATCGCCAGAAGTTCGGCGAAGGAGGAGATACGGCGAAGGGGGGCTTTGAGTTCGTGGCTAGCTACATTAGCAAACTGCTCCAAGTCCCGGTTAGACCTCTCCAGGTCGTGAGTTCGGTCCTTCAAGACCTCCAGGGTAAGCCTCTCCTCGGAGACATCCCGGAAGACAGCCATGGCCAGTTGGCCCCCTCCGTTGACCGGCATGAGATGGATGGTGTGTTGGTGCCCCAGTAGAACCTCATCCACCACATTGCGTTCCCCGTTCAAGGCTTGCTCATAGTAGGGCTGGAGTTTGCGGACGATGTCTGCGGGGAACGTGGCCCAGAGAGTGAGGCCGTTCGTGTTCATGACAGGATCCAAGCCCAAGGACGCTACCAGGGGGCCTTCTGCGACGATATGGGTCATGTTCTGGTCAAACAGGAAAACCGAGGTCTTCGGGAGGTTCTCGACCAGAAACCGATATAGACTCTCAGCCCGCTTCTGTTTGGTGACATCCCGGGAAGCACTCCGAATCTGGAGAAGGTCCCCATCCTTGCTGCGGGCCGACTCTGCCACTGTCTCGACCCAGACATAATGGCCATCCTTGTGCTGAAAGCGGCAATCCAACCGGAAAGCCTCTTCCGGTCCCCCACAATCGGAGACCAGGGCCTGGCACATCTCCTGGTCCTCCGGATGGAGGAAATCCTTGGGATGTCTTCCAAAAAGCTCCCGCGGGGTATACCCCAGGAGGTGCTTCACAGAGGGGCTGACCCAAATATAGCGACCAAACTCGTCATGGAGGCAAACCAAGTCGCTCGCGTTTTCCGCGAGAAGCCGGAACCGTTTCTCACTGGTGTGGAGACTCTGGACAAGGAACGCCAGTAGCACCAGGACCGCTACAAGAACGAGCCCTCCCACAATAGCTAGAGTGGTCATGGTTTCTGGAGGATAGCGGTCTGGAACCAGAAGTTGTCCAGGCTCGCCACGGCCCTGGTGAAGTCTTTGTAGGCCACCGGCTTCACGACGTAGGCATTCGCCCCAAGCCGATAGCACTCATTCACATCGTTGGCGGCTGAGGAAGTTGTGAGGACCACCACGGGGATGCTCCGAAGGTCCTCCTCCCCCCTCATGTCTTCAAGTACCCCCCGACCATTCTTGCGGGGCATGTTGAGGTCGAGGAGGACGAGATCGGGCGTGGTGGCCCCAGAGAAACGGCCTTCCTTCCGGAGGTACTGCATCGCTTCCACGCCGTCCAAGACAACCTGGAGATCGATGTCCCTCTGGAGTTCTCCGAAGGCTTTCTTGGTGAGAGCTACATCGGCAGGATGGTCTTCAACGAGAAGAACTCTCTTTGGGATAGGAGGTGTCATCATCTGCCCTCACGGAGCCTCCTCAACTTGCTCTTGAAGCTGATCGGGAGAAGGCACGGGAACGATCTTGATACCTTGGGGGAGGGCCAAGTGCTGGATGAGGAACCAGGCGATGATGCCCGCCACCAGGTATCCAAGGGGTTGTTTGAAGATAGACCACGCTTCGGAAGCCAGCTTCCTGGCTGTGGCCCGCTTGTCGTCCTCCACCTCTTCCTTCCGATCCAGACGGCGTTCTTCCATCTTCCGCCGCCAATCCCGCTCCTCCGCGTCAGCCTGGGCCCTTTCAATCTCAGCCCGTTTCCGGTCTTCCATGTCCTCACGGAGCAACTGGTTGGTGACCTGAGTCTCCCGCACCAGGTTGTCGAGATGGGCATTCATGGTGCCCATCTCCCTTTCCAAATCAGCCATTTTGCCGCCCAGAGAGTCATCCATCGAGTCGAACCGGGTCTTGAGGGTTCGGACTTCCCCGATCACCTCTGTCGTGATCCTCGTGGAGCCTTCTAGAGCGTCCAACAGCCGTTCATTGTTATCCGACATGGGTTCGTCCTATTCCGGAAGGTCCACCCCCCGGTAGAGATAGGAATTCTAGCGGACCTCAAGGTAGAAAGCCCCCGCCGGGTGTCCCTGGCGGGGGCTTTCTGGGTAGTAAATCCAGATTTCCTGGAGTGAACCCGACTGGGGCGTCGGGTTCGATAGGCGGCCCCTAGAGGGTGGACCGCAGGTTGAAGGTCACCACGATGTAGAGCAGCGGGAAGACCGGCTGGTAGAAGGCTTCCACCTCGGCCACCGTCGGGTCGTCGGAGGCCACGTTGGCCTTGACGCCGGTGAAAGCGGTGAGGATTTCAGCCTTCACCAGGAGTCCCAGCGTAGTCGAAAGCTGGCCTTCGATCTGGCTGAGGATTCCCGGCAGGAACTTGATGCCGATGAACCGGTCCAGGGTGGCCCGGGCCTGCTGCTGCACCTCGTCGGCGATCTGGATGACCGTGGGGAGCTTCGTGAGGATGTTGTCCATCTGCGTGGTCAGACCCTGGCGGATCTTCAACACGGGGGGAGCGTCCTCGATGATGGTCACACCGCGAACCGCGGTCTGGTTCTGCTCCACGGCATCCAGGGTACGGGCCAGGCCCGTGTAGCCGAACAGCTTGCGGCCGGTCCAGGGAGTCGCCACATCCACGGAGGGCTGGACGATGGTCCCGGCGAGTCCGGCGGCCAGGTAGGACCCGTCAACCAGGAACTCCTCCTCGGTGCCGACAGCGTCGGTGAGGGAGAGAGTCACGATGTCGGGGTACACCAGGCGGAACCGGCTGCGTCCGATGGCCTGGGCAGTGTCCCCAGCGGTCCGAGGCAGCGTACCGGCGGGCATGCCACCGATGGAAGTACGCTCGGCCCGGTGCCGGATGGTGCTCTGCACGTCACAGTGGCGTGCCATCAGGTTGAAGTAGTCCACCACACTCGCCGTGGGCACATCCAGGGGCACCAGGATGTCCGGGAGGAGGCCACCACTCAGCGGGCCCTCCAGGTTGTCCAGAGCTTCGATGAAGGCATCCACGGAGGCCGTGTCGTTGACCCCGTCGTTGTCCTCATCGATGTCCTTCTGGACCTGCTTGACGCCCACCAGGACCGCTCCGTTGAGGATAGCGAGGTAGGAAGCCAGCGTCACCGGGTGGTCCGGGGAGTTGGTTCCGTACTCGGCCTCGATGGAGGCGAACTTGGTGAACAGCTTCGTGGAGAAGTCCTGCTTCGTGTAGTTGTAGCTGGCGTAGTAGAGGTCCCCGACTGCGGGCTCGTTGCCGCCCCGCTCGTAGGTCTCGACGATGGCCGTGTCTCCGGCTCCAACGCCCAGGGTGTTGGTCACCAGCAATTCCACGCCGGGGAGGGTGTTCACCGGGAGGTTGCTGTCGGTCGTGACCACACGCCGCACGTTGAGGGTGAAGCTGGAACCGTTCGGGTAGTTGGTACCACCCTCCCGCTCCAGGACCGTGAAGGTCAGGCCGGTCACCAGGTCGCGGTAGGTCTGGCCCACGGTGCCATCCTGGCCGGTCCCGCTGTTGAGCAGCGAGTCGTTGGCCGTTCCGGAACCGTCCACCGGGTCGGAGGAAGTGACGTAGAAGCCGGAGATCCCAGCCTCACCCGTCGCCCCGTCACCGGAGGCAGCATTCAGGCCCACGCCAGGCAGCAGAACATCGTCTGCCGTGGCGTCGTCCCAGGCCACCGAGGAGGAGACTCCCAGGGCCACGTTGCCGAGGCTCTGGATGTACAGGTACTCCGCGTTGGCTTCGTCCCGCACCGTCTTGGCCAGGGCTTCGCCCGCGAAGTAGGTGAGGGCCGGACCGGTGATCCAGGAGGTCATCAGGCTGGCCGGAACCGTGGCATCCGAGTGGCCCATGAGGGCGGATACGAGAACCTCGGTCTCCACCGGAGTACGGGCGGCCTGAGCACCGTCGGAGAATCCGAGAGTGTCATTGGCGTTGCCCTCACCGATGAAGATGGCAGAGGTCTCGTCATCCTGGCCGGAGCGGAACCGGATGGCGGCACCCTCCTGCCGGACCAGACCGGCTGCCACTGCGGCGGCTGCCGAAGCGGCGAGTCCCTGGTTGGCCATCTCAACGGCGATCTGGTTGAGGATGGTGTTGGCCGTGGTGGCCGGTCCCAGGGGCACATCCGCGGAGGAGCCATCTGCCAAGGCAGCACCCGCAGCGTCCGTGAACTCCACCGTGACGGGGGTGCCGTCGAAGGTGAACTTGAAGACGTTGTTCTGCGGGGTGGTTCCGCCGTCAGCGTAGAAGGTCACGACGGGCTGGCCGTCGCGGGCATCCGCGTAGGTAGCTGCGGGCACCTGACCATCGGCGAACCCGACGATTCCCCGGAGGGTTGCGGGCTGGACGGTAGCCTTCCATCCGGCCAGACCCTGCTCGTTGACGGTGAGGCCGGTCAGGTCTGCACCCGAGGAGCCTTCCACCTTGAGTTGGGCCTGGTCGAGGGAGGACTGCATGTCCAGGGAGCCGGAACCCGGCACCAGGCGGTTGCGGAGGATGATGCGGTCCCAGAGCAGGGCACTCGTGTTGTCACCGGCGATGGTGAAGCGACGGGCCACAGCACCGTCCACGATCTTGACCTGGTCGGAGGCCGGAGCCGGGTCGGAGTCCCAACCCGCCAGGATGGCGAAGTCCTGAGCCGGGGTTCCATCGGTGATGACCTCCAGGAAGCCAGCCGCGTCACCGTAGGCTTTGGTCAGGATGAGCCGAAGCTGAGCATCCGCGTCTGCCTCAACCTCGACGGCCAGACCATCGAAGGGTGCCGCGAGGGCCCCGATGATGGGCAGCAGAGCCGCCTCAACCGCCGCAGCCAGAAGGCTGGCGGAGTTGTAGGTTCCCGGGGGGATGGTGGCGGTGAGGATTCCGGAACCGCCGGAGACATCGCCCGTGTAGTTCAGGCTGATGGTGTCGTACTCACCGGCCGAGATGTCCACGGCGGAGGTGAAACGAGTGGCACCAGCGTACTGGGGACGGGCATCGGGGTCCTGGACCAGGTAGGTGGTCGTGGCGTCCGGGGCGGTTGCCCAACCGGAAACGGTGGCCACCTTGGTGGTTCCATCGTAGGCGCTGATGGTGTCAGTCAGACCCAAGGTTCCGACGGGGGAGTTGTTGGTCAGCGTGACCGTCCATCCGACGTAGTAATCATCGATGTCGGAAGCACCGGCAGCCAAGGTGATGGCGGCTGCCGCACCGCCCGCAGCCGTTCCAGTCTCACCGGTGGCAGCGTTGTTGATGGCGGAGACGAAGTCCGACAGGTCCTGGGTGGACCCGGAGACTGCGGAGGACTGCACCAGCACACCATCCAGGCTCAGGTTCACCTCGCGGTTCGTGGTGTCGATGGCGTAGGTGGTCTGGCCCGAAGCGGCATCGTATCCCACCTCGTCACCGACCAACTGGGCGTGGAAGCCCGCGTCTCCGGCACCGAGGATGTCAGAGAGGTCGATGCCCGCGGCACCGGTCACGAGATCGGAGCCGTCGATCTTGACCCGCAGGTGGTCGGAAGCACCGCTGATGGGGAAGTAGGGATCCGAGCCCGGGACACTGTACTTCGCCAGGGTGCTGTCCTTGGCGGAGAAGGTCACGGTCACGTCCTCTTCGACGGAGCCCGCGAAGGAACTGGTGTCGAAGGGAGACTCGAAGCGGCAGTCAGCCGTCCGCTCAGAGCCGCTGGGGAACTGGATGGTGATGCCAGCCAGGCCAGCCGACTTGGAGCCAAACTGCGGGGTCAGGAGGTCGGCCCCATCCTCGTTGGCGATGGTGTAGGTGCCCACACCAGCAGCACCAGGGGTCTCGACGGCCACCGTGTACGCCTGGTCGGTCAGGGTGTTGTAGTAGAAGGTGCAGAAGACCTGGGCTCCGACCGGGACCTCGTCTTCGAGGGTGATGGTCGAAGTGCTGGATTCCACCTTCGTCACCGTCACGGAACCGCGGTTGAGGGCATCCTGGATGCCGAAGCCCCAGTAGGCCACCACCAGGTCCGGGCGGTTGGTGGGCAGGTCGATGCGGCCGTTGGAGACCGTCTGGAAGAGGCTCTGGCCCAGGGGGCTGTTCCGGCCGTTTCCAGTGGTCGGGACCAGCGGAAGCTGGAACTCGACCTTGGAGGTCACCGGAGGAGACACGCTGGTGTCGGTCACAGCATCACACTCGGCGAGGTACTGCTTGGCGTCCACCAGGGAGGTGCTGATCTGGGTGTCATCCAGGAACTCGGTGCCCTGAGTGTGCTCACCAGAGCGAACCGTCACAGCGGTTCCCCAGAGGATCTTGTCGTCCTGGAGGATGAAATCGGCTCCCTCGACGTAGTCGGAGCGGTCCGGGGTGGCACCGCAGCGGAACACATCGGTCACACCGATGTGGGCCAGGTAGTCGAAGGTGTCCTGCCAGGTGTTGAAGTAGTATTGCACGGTGACGACTGCACCGACCTCGGGGGCCCAGGGCAAAGTCACGGCACGGGTCTGGCCATCCACGGCGGTCGGGATGACCTGCACGCCGTCCACTTTGACCACCACGTCCGAGGGGTCGGTCGTGGTCACACCACCGTTGGAGCCGTCCACGATGGGGCCCTCGAAGGTGTAGAACACCCGGTTGCGGGCAGTGGACTCACCGTTGGTGAAGCCGAGGGTGCTGTTGGCGGTCCCGTTGCCCACCGTGATGTCGCGGTCGGCGGTGAGAGACACAGCAGTCTCACCGTGGTTGTTCGTGAAGATCCCGGCGGAAGCACTCGTGCCGGAGAAGCCGCTGTTCAGGAAGCTGGCCATCTGGGAAGCAGACCAAGGAGTCCCGGGGTTGGAAGCCGGGATGGTGATGGTCACTTCGGCATCATCGGAGTCGATAGTGAAGATCAGGGTGTCGTTCACCCCGGTCTCGATGGTGTAGCTCTCACCCACCTGTCCGTAGAGAAGGGGGGCGTCCGGCGTCACCTGGTCACTCACGTCGTCCGTGGTACGGGTGTCCGTCCGGTTGAAGAAGTAGGTGACCCGCACTTCGTCGCCCAGGTTGGGAGGCGTGGCGAGTTTGAGGACACCACTCTCACCGTTGATCTGGAGAACCACAATGGGGTTGCCATTGATGGTCACAGACACAGCGGAGGTGTTGGTGGCGGTCGTCCCCGTGCCGTCACCGGTCACGATGGGGTAGTTGCGGACCTGGATACGGTCCAGCGAGCCGTCGAAGGCGCCCAGGGTGACCTGGCCGGATTCGGAAATGCTCACCACTGCACGACCCGTCTCATCCTCCTGGACGATGCGCTGGTCAACGCTGCTGCTGGAGCCGCGGACCAGTTCCAGGTCGTTCTGGGTCAGAAGTTCGGAGCCCGTACCGATGTAGATCGGCAGACGAAGGCCCTGGAGGAGGGCCTGAGTGGGGTTCTCGAAGAGAGTCCGGGTGTAGACGCCGGGGGGTGCGTAGATGCTACCGGGGAAAGCCATTGGGATCGTCCTCCAGGGATGTTTCGGCTATCGGGCCTTATAGGCTCTCCACCGAAGGAACCCTGTTTGGGGTTGTTCGTTGCTCTTTTCCATCTGACCGCCTCCCTTTGGAGGGGTGGGGTCACAGCACGACGATTCCCATTCCTATTTTCTCATCTAACCATCTCCCCAAAGGGAGAGGGGCTACTCCCCGGCGGGAGCGGGTTCGGACGCTGCCTTGTTGACGGCATCCGCAAGCGTTCGGCGGGCATTGACCACCTCCCGCTCTTTCTTGTCGATCACCCGGTAGTCCCCGGCACCCTCACGGGTTCGGACCAGGTGTTCCATCTGAGCATCCACACCATTCTTGCGGGCCTCCTTGAGGACGGCCTCCTTGTGCTGTTTCCGCTCTTCGATGAGGGCCCACTTCTGTTCAGCGTCCCTGCCAATGACCCGGTCAAAGTTGTGGTCAATCTGGCTGACCCCCGTGTTCTGGGGGACAGGGCCGTTCGGGGTGTGGGCGAAGGTGTGGTTCACGACAGAGACCTGCCGCTTGGCATCATCTCCACATTCCGGGCAAGGAGCAGCATTTCCAGCCTCTTCGGAACTCTTGGAGAGCTTCTCGAAGCGGATTCCGCAATCCTCACATTGGAACTCAAATAGGGGCACATCACACCTCTTCTATCTGGGGGTTCTTATAGGCCGACCACCGAAGGAAGGTACCTTCCGACAATGAGCCCAGGGCCAGTGCTACCCCTACTTGATGACCTCGAAGGTCTTGTTCCGGCCCACAAAGAACGGGTCTCGAACCGCAACCAGATCCAGATTCTGCACAGCTTGGAGTCGGTTTGGCTCACCTTCTGCGACAAGTTCATCGTCAGTTAGCCCTGCCGCGGCCTCGGCCTCTTCCTTCGTCTGAGGCAGTACCCGCTCAATGGCCGCCGTCAGAGGCACATGGATAGCCCAGTCCGTCTGGACCTGCACCGACAGGGAGGCGTTATAGAAGTAGTCCTCGGCATTTTCGTCGAAAATCTCCTCGGATTCGCCCCCGTGGGAGACCTCGATGATTTCGATTCCTTCGGAAGAAAGCCGGTTTCGAGCCACCCCCAGCAAGTAGAGCATGGTTCGATCCGCAATCTCCCCCTGGGCCGTGACATCCTTCGCCATCACATCCAGGTCCAAACTGATCTCCCAACGGCCCCCGTACTCCAGGGCCACAGGCTCCCTGCGGTCCCCGATGACGACAGCCATGATGTCTCCGACAGAAGTGCGGCGTCCAAAGGCCAGAACGACCCCAGGAATGGCCTTGACGTTCGTGTGGTTGTCCTGGATGAGCCATGGACCGGTGCTCTCCCCTGGATACCGGTAGTCCGCAGAGAGGCAGACTCCGGAAGGAAGAGGCGTCGCCAGGGTGATGATTCCGGTGGTGTAGTCCACCGTGTAGTTGATGTTCTCGACCAGAGAGAGGTTCCCCGGGAGTTCGTAGAGTCGGAGGGAGCCTTCGTGGACCGGCGTACTGGCAAGCTGGTACTGGAAGGCGTCGATCTGAACTGGAGCCTCGTCGATAGTCTCCAGGAGAGGGTCCACGTAGAAGACCTTGTGCTCCCCTGTGACTCCCCGGACAGTGACTGTCTCCTCCCGGACCTCGATGTAGTAGATGCCGCGGGGAGAGGGGAATCGGCCGTTGTTGTCGTTGACAGCCCGCAGATCCTCCCGAACCCACTCAATAGCAAGGCCCGGGTTGTCCCCCACCTTGGTCAGGTGGCAGTAGGACACCACAGTCCCCTGAAAGTTGTCGGCGGACAAGGAAAACGGGTTCGCAGAGGACCCTTTGAGGATGATCCCCATGCAGGGCCGTTCCTGGAAGCTGTACTTACCCTGGATGTTGGGTACCAGGTCATCCTTGTACTGCGGGTCATAGGACCAGAATCGGCGAAGTTCGCCGATCATCCGCTTTTTGATGGACTCTGTGAGGGCGTTGTACACAAGGGTCTCCTATCGGTCTGGCCGGATAGGAGAAATACCCTGCAAGACTACTCGCTCTCCTGCATGGCCTGGATGAGCAGTCCCCGGGCCACAGCATTGAGGGGCTCGTTGGCCGGTCGAATCTCACTGATCTCGATGGGGAATCGCTTCCGCTTCTTGGCGAAGACCTTCTCGAAGAACTCCGGGAAGCTCCCCGCCATGCTGGTGCCGCCCGAGATGACCAGCGGGATGGCGTTCGGCAGGGAGAACCGGTCCTTGATGATGGCGAACTGCTCCTGGATGTGCTTGATGCAGTAGTTGATCAGTTCACGGTAGTAGAGGGCCAGGGCTTCCTGCTCACGCCCCTCTGGGTTCATCAGGTCCACACCCTTCTCTTTCAGGGCACACATACGGGCCTGGGTGCTTCCGACGGCCTTGGCCGCCCCAGCGTCAATCCAGTCGCCGCCGCGGGCCACAGAGAAAGACATCCCCTCGATTCCGTTGATCGCCAGGGCGATGTTGCACATTCCGGACCCGAAAGAGATGGCCAGGCCAGAGAACTGCTCCTTGACGCACTCGGAGTAGATGATGCCCATGGCCTCGTTGGTCGGATAGGCTTCGTAGCCGCACTCCTCCACAATCCGCTCGAAGACGCCGCGGTGGTAGACCACGTCCCGGTCTTCGTCCACAGGAGCGGCCGGAACGGAGAAGAAACAGACTTCGTCCTCTTCCTTGGGGTCGCCCAGGACATCCCGAATGAGAATGCCCAGGACCTCCAAGGCTTCCAGTTCGCCAGCAGCGATGAGGCCCTGGGACAGGGGCCTACGGGCCTCACGGCCGAAGACATTGGCCATCTCCAGGGCTGCATCCCCCACAACGATGATCTGCTCGGCGTCCTTCCGCTCGATGAAGTTGACGCCTGAGAGCTTGAGCATCTTCTTGGCTTCCAGGTCCAAATCGAGGAAGGCGTCACGCATACGCCGGGTCTCAACCCCACGGCCTGTTCGGCGAGCCGCCACCAGGTTCATGGTTCCGATGTCGAGACCTACACCGAGGGTGGCCTTCTTCTCTGCTGCCTTTTTCTCGCTCATGATCTACTCCTTCGGCTCCTCGGAATCCTTTGCTGTCTTCTTTTTGCGGGTCTTCTTCTTGGTCTTTTTCGTCGCCGCGAAGGCAGCAGCGGCTGCATCGAGGTCGTCGGCATCACTGGAGGAAGACTCTACCGTGATGTCAGCCTTGGCGTCCTTGTCCACAATCCCCTCGGGGAAGAAGTGGATTTTGTCCTCGTCAGACTTCTTGGCGGGGGCAATTGCAACCCCACCGGTCGGGAGAACATTCCGCAGGGCAGCTTCCAACTGGTCCTGGGGGATGGTCGCTTGGCCGCCGCCCTGAGCCGCCACCAGAAGCTCCTTCAATTCGGCCATGCCCTCCTGAACGGCCTGTTTGGCCGCAGCCACAGCCTTGGCTTCGACCTCATCCGTCTCTTCCTTGGTGCGGGGACCAGGATGCTGCGGGGACTGGTTCACCCCGGGGCCACCCAAACCTCCACGATTGGGCCTCGACATCTGGACGGCCACAGGGGTCCGCTTAGGGGGATCTGGGCGTTTGGCCACTTGGCACCTCTCCACATACCGTACCGAAACAGCACCGGCTCGAACCGCCAAAAGAAGATCCTGGGAATTCCGGGCTTTCCCTTCGTCCAGGTACTCAATGTCACCCTTCCGCAGGTGGAGACCCAGGTCGTCGATGTGGTAGCGGTAGGTGATGCACTCGATTCGGGCTTCAATCACTTGCTCATCCTCTTGAGGTACGCCTTCGCTTCCTCTCCAATGATCTTGGCCATCTCGTCCCGGGCCTTCTTCACTCCCCTCTGGAGGAAGGTGTGGCGGGCAAAACCCGGATGGATCCACGCATCCTTCGTCTGGAGAGGTGCCATTCGCACCAGCACCGTACCGTCCGGCTGCGGCATCGGAACCTGATAGACCCCTTTTTGCTGGGTCAGCCAGGTCATTTTGTAGGGAGGCCGACCGTCCCGGATCTGGTGAATCCACGGCCACTTTGAGGTGATCTCCACCGTCTTCTTGCCTCGAATCCGGAACCCGAACGAGTCGAAGAAGCTCCCCGTCGAGGGCAGCCCTTCCGGCTGACCTTTCGGAGTCGGAGACCGGCCCTGCTTGGCCAGGTCCTTCTTGGCCTCCTTCACGATGGAATCCACGATGGCTTGCCCGAGTCGGTTCAAGGTCTCCCGACTCAGCGGGATCTCCGTCCCGGCGAGGCGGGCCCAGGGGCCGCCGTACACCCCTCGAATCCGGACCTCGGTCTTCTTCGGCACTTCAGCCTCCGCCGAGAGTGGCGAAATAGTCCGCCATCTTCAAGCATAGGCTCCCGATGGACACCCAAATCCCTGCAACGGCGCACATGAGGGCTTGGTATGCTCCTTTGGCCCAAGGGCCACATCGTCGGCACAATGCCATTTACC